ATTGGAAAATCATTTGCACCACTACCAATAGATTTTCCAATACCCTTGAAATAGCCAATAACTTTTTTAACTAAGTCATTAACCGACTTTCTGAATTTCGAGTTATGTTTATAAAGCAGGGCAAAGGCTCCAGCAAAAGGATTAACTATTAATAAAAGTATTTCCTTCCAGTCACTTTTTACAAAGTTGATTACTTTTTTGAAAAATCCTGATACTGTTTTCCATGCTTCACCAAACCATTTCCCGATACCTTTGAAAAAATCAGCTGCACCTTTAACTAATCCATTAACAAAGTTTCTAAACTTTTCATTGTGCTTATACAATTCATATAGCGCAACTCCAACAGCAATAACAGCAGTTATGATTAAAATGAAAACATTTGCTTTCATGAATTTATTCAAAACATTCCAAGCATCTCCTAGATACAAAACAGCTATCTGTACAGTCTCTATTCCGCTAGCTATCAGTTTGAAAACACCAACTACACTTTTAACGGCTATCATCGCCACTGCGATTGATCCTATAACTAGTCCAATGGCTTTCAAAGCATTTTTATGCTTAGCAACTTCTTGTAACGCTTTAGCCAAAGGATTGATATTATTTGAAGCGTTTTGAACATCTCCAACCATTGACTTGAACCCATCAACAATCAAATTAATCACATCACCAAATGTTTCAAATACACCTGATGAGATTGCTCCAATTATTTGGCCTAACGGCTTAGATATTTCAATAACTGACTTCAGAAAGTTGGCAACAGATATATCTAAATTCATAATTGTATCTGAAATGCCACTGAAGTCTAGTTTTTTCTTCAAGTTGTCTGAACTCTTACCAACACTAATAAATCCGTCAGCAACTCCTTGAACAACTTTATAAATTGTTGAGAATGCACCGCTTATTATTGTTCCTGCAAGAACTCCTATGGCATCTGCTATCGGTTTAATAGCTTCAGCAAGTTCTTCAAAAGAGTTTTTTAACTCGCCTATTTTCTTGCCAACTTTGCCATCAGAAACAGTTCCAAGAACCGCTATCTTGAAAGTAGTAGCAAAAGAAGATAATATATGTCCAATAATACCGAATGCCTGAACAATAAATTCTTGAATACCACTAAAAACACCAATAATTGTATTTTTATTCTTATCAACGAATTGTATGAAACCGCCAACTATATTTAGTAATGATCCAAAAGCTTTACCAATACTGTCAGCAAATTTTTTCATACTATCATCACTCGTAATGTGTTGTAAAGCCGTTGTCGCTGATTTGCTCATATCAAATGAGCTTTTCATGACATCACCTGATAATACTTGCAAGCGTGAGTGAAGATACATGCTCATTCCCTGCATTGAGGTCATAGCTTCAGCTGTACCGCCCTTGTACTTCTCACCAAGATAATCTAACGCTTGAGTGAATTGGTCAGCTGAGAGCTTACCTGCAGCACTCATGGCATACAACTCTTTCATCGTCTTACCAGTGGCGTGTTGCATTGCTTCACCAAACATGGGGAATCTGTTAATCATCACAGCCATATCTTCAGCACTAGCTTTACCACCAGCAACAATTTTGGCAAACATTTCACCTGATTCAGATATCTGCGGACCAGTCATGTGTAATGTAGAACCCAAAGCAACAAAGGCATCTGTCCATTTTTTTGTTTCATCAACATTAGAATGAACGTGATAAAAGCTCTGTGACATTTTGTTAATGTCTTCAGCAGCATAAATAGAGTGTTGGGACAAATTATTGATATAACTAAGTAACTGCTCACCATCTTTTGGCGCTTCTTCAGTCAACGCATGCCACACGGTTTTCATCGTGTCTTGCTCTTTGTTATACTCCATACCAGCTTCGGTCATTTCTTTAATGCCGTGAGTAATAGCATGAATACCACCAATTAAAGCTTGGGCTGCGAAAGTACCGATCATAATATCTTTCAATCGATGGAACTTATCACCAACATCATGCGCTTGATTTTTCAACGCTCGTAATCCTGTCGAAGCATTATCGTTTAGTTCAACTGTTGATGTAATCTTAGATGGAATTTCGCGTAATAGTTTTTCAAAGTTAACGACCTCACCTTTTTCAGCTTTGGCCAATAACTCTGTCTGCTTTTCTTTAGGTAGTTTATTCAACATTTCCCTAAAGTTGTTAATACCAGCCTTATTGGCTTGTGCTTCAAGTTTGGCGACTAATGGATCACCTTTAAAAGCATCTTTAAACTTTTGATAACCATCTTTACCAGTTTGTTCAGCCTTTTGTTTAAAGTCTGTCCATGTTTTATCTGTCTGGTCGTTGAGTAACAAATCAATATTTATTGAACCATCAGCCATTTATGTTCCTCCTTTCCTCTCTATTTACCGTCTTCAAACATCATGTCGAATATTGAACTCGCATTAGCGGCGAATCCGTCACTTTCTTTTTGCTTATCCAGACAGTAGTAATACTGCATGTTGCTAATGAACTGAGCGCGTTCAGCATCATCTTTATAGCTAGTCAAGTCATCACTACGATATTGTCTAATCTTTTGAATTGGCGTATCAGAACCAAGGTTATCAAATAAGGCTTTGAACCTGTCCCAATGCATGACGTCAATTTCTTTGTTGAGGTCAATGTTATAAAAATTCAAAAAAGACGCATAAATTGCTCCTGCGTCCTGCTCATAGTCATAATCGGAAGTAGGAAAAGTACCATCACTTTCAGATGATGCACTATCTTCTTCTTCACTTTTGCCATATGGCCCATCATTAATGTATTGAAAAACACTCGAAACGATGTCGCCTTTTATAGCAACGCTGTTGGTCTCAAATTTATCAATAATAAACAGGTCGAATATCTTAGATACTTTATCCTCATTACTTAAATCTTCTGATTCTAGTACGCTAAAAGCTTCAATAACAACGTTAAAAGCTAGGTTAATTTTGTACTCGCGATTACCAAGCTTAAACGTCTGTTCTGGGCGCTTGGTAAAAGAAAACATTAGTCATTACCTTTGTTGAAACGACGTTGCTTACGGTTCGTTCCGCCTTGTTCCTTTTGCAATACGTTGTCATTACCTTCGTCAAAGAATGTACGGGCTAAACGTGAAAGATTAGCAATACGACCGCCAGCTTTTTCAAAAATATAATCAGAGTCTGACTTATCAAACAAAGCAGTAATATACTTTGAACTCAAATCACGAATTTCATCAGTAAATTCACGGATCTTTTTCTTCTTGTCTGCGATATTCAAATCATCAAGCTTCTTATCAGCCATTTTCTTTTCAAGCTCTCCCATTTCAATCAAGAAATCAGAGAATTCATTATCGACTTCTGGTGTATAACGCGCTGTCAACTTACGGTTGCCTAAATTAAACTCTTTTTCGTTGATTAAAATTGAATTAATTGAAATTGCCATGTGTTTTCTCCTATGTGATCCTGTTATGTAATTGGGCTTCTCACCCCATTCGAGCTTTAACTGCTGTGTTTATATTTTATTAACCTTGTCCGCCAGTTGATGGTGTTGTCCCACCATTTGAAGCAGGAACAACTTGTGGCTTACCATTAGCTGCTAGTGTGAAACTAAATGTCTGCTTAACGTTAGCTGCACCACCAAATGGCACGATAGCTGTCAAAGTAGCCACAAATTGTACTTGACGACCAGATGGATCAGTCCAACGTGCCAAAGTGCGTAATGAATCACCGATAGAAGTGAAACGGCTAGCAATATAGTCTTGTGCTGTATCTCCTGATAAGCGATGACCAGCAATAGCAAATTGAATTGCCTTACCAGTAACATCATGGTCAGAGAACCCTTCACCACTATAGTAAGGTGTTGTATCAGCTGTTTCAGATGCTGAAGGTGTAATGGTTTGAATACCAGCTCGAATTTGAGCAAAACTTGCTTTAGATACATCATCTAAAGATGTATTGCCTTTAATATCAATTTCTAAGTGGTTTTCAAAGTTAAGTTGGAATTGTGCCATGTTATTCTCCTAAATTAATTTGTTGTGTAATTTCTACGCTAAAGTCCAATAAAAAAACGCCCTTTTCAGTGACGTCTATCATTGTTAAAAATGGTTGTGGTTGAATGTTGATACGATTAAATTCGTATGTACCGTCTGTTTGTAGTTTATTCAAGCCATCTAGTAGCTCACTAATCTTCCACAATGAATTATTAGCCTTTTCAAAATCATCAGTCCTATAAGCAATTTCAAACGGCAATGATCGTTCCTGAATGCCTGACCAATCTTCACTAATTACTTGTGAACCTGGTTGTGAATAGAAACCAAAGTCATTATTATGGCTTAACTGGCCAATAATCAACCGTTCGGGTAAATCAGGAAGCTCATTTATTTTATCTGCTAATCTTTCAAGTAGATCCATATTTCAATAACTCCCTTGGGTAAACATCAGTTACAGTTTTAAGCAGTGCTTTATCACCAATTAAACGTTTATCCCATCTTGCGCTTGTTCCTGGTGTCGTATAATTCTTAATCGTCGAGCCGTTGATAATACCAAAAAACTGCGCTTTTGCATAAGGCATGGTGTAGATAATGCTATGCCCGTCATCAGAAACATGAGTAGCAGTCCGTAATCTGTTCTGCTTTTGCATATTTGACTTCGGTACAAACTTATCCATAGCCATCATAGCCTGATTAGCTGTCTTAAATTGAATGGACTTCTTGCGTTGTTGACTTAGCATGCTGTCGACACCTTGTAAATTCAAAGTAATTGCCATTACAATACCTCCAATTCATAGTTCCAAACGTCGTTACTCATTGGATTACGATTTTCAACAATACGCTTAATCGTGTATTCCACACCATCAAAAACAATTTTATTACCTTGACTATTCTTATCGAATTTCAATAACGGTGTACTTACATCTGCATAAATAAAAAGCACAGCATTGGCAACTACTTCTCGACTATTCCCAGTACCTGTATAAATCGTTTCTTTTTGAAACACACAGTTGTTGATAATAGTATCGATTGTTTTTTGCTTACCATATCTGTCTTTTTCACCGTTAGAGACACGATAAATAACCTGCTGATTAGCATAAGTCTTTGGTATAGTTGGCAACTTAGACACTTTGAACACCCCCATAACGAAGTCCATAAGGTCCAAGTATCATCAACGCTTCATCAGGAACAGCTAAACCACTAGATGTATTTGATATATCCTTGTTTGCCGATTGTAGTGTTGTTCTACCAATTTCGATACTTGAGAATGAATTATTTTTTAAGTCGGCACTATTACTAACATTGTTGCTGTTCATATAATCAATTGTTAATGCTAATGCTTTTTTAAACACATCTGAACGTGCTTTTAGCCATGGGTATTTAGAGATAGAATCAGATTCAATATCATTAATACCAGGCATACTGTAAAAGTAATTAGTAACTGTATCAATTTGAATTTCAGCCCTTACTAGTAGCTTATCGAACGTAACTTCATCAACAGAATCACTAAGAATACTCTTGAATTCTGAATAAGTTAAATACATAACTCACACCTTTCGATTACTTACCGTCACCTTTAAGTGCAGCTGGTACAAATGCATCATCAAGCTTTGACTTGTAGGCAACAACACGAATATTTCGTGGATCAACCCCATCAGCAATGTCCCATGTTGATCCCTTTGCTAGTTCTGACTTAATCGTTGTTTGCCCCATAGGGTTGAATGCTTTAGCTAATGTCGTACCGTTAACGTGAGTTGCTGATACACGTTTGTTGACGACTGAATCACGTCCACCTTGCTTCAAAGCTTCATGAACAACTTCTGTGGAATGAAGAACAGTTGAGTAAGAAACGGCACCTTGGCCATAAATATAGGCTGTAGCAATACCGCCCTTTTCCAAAGGAATATCATCATCAACAATAACTTCCATATTGTTGTAATAGTTAATTGGTGTAACTGCATTCTGAGGTTGAATTGTGTTGATCATACCTTGGAACTTCATTTGTGAATATGTGGCTGAATTAACCGCAATCTTGTTGAATGTCTGGTCTTGCAAGTCACCAAGCAATCCAATAGCTGCCAAGAATCCCTTTGCACCGAAAGTAGCGTCAGATGGTGACACAACAGTTTGATCAAACAACTTGGTGTTAGCAACCTTACTGTTTGAAAATACACCTTGCAATGTAGCGTTCAAGATAGTTTGATCAACATTGTTCCAATAATTTGCGAAGCGTCCTGCGATTGTTTCGGCAATAGGTGCACCAGAAACCATTCGTGAGATTTCAGTTGAACCAAATGCTTTAGCTTGACGGAACTTAATTGCACGCTGTGAACCTGTTGTAAGGTTGTCAACGTCAATATCATCAGTATCAGTCCATGCTTGTGGCTCACCTGACAAGTCATTCAAAAACGGAATTGTAATATCATTACCTGGTTGTAGTAGTTGATCACCAAGTGTGTTGTCAGGGGTCATAATACCTGATTGAATAAAACGATTAGTCTTCATGATAGTATTCAAAACATACTTATCAAAAACGACAGGAATAATCGTATTAGCTAAATTTGTAACTGCCATGTGTTATCTCCTTTGTATTAGCCAAATAAGGCTGGGTTCTTTTGATATTCTGCCGTCATTTCTTCAAGCGACATATCAGCAATATTCTTCTCTGCATTAACACCGCCACCAGGATTACCAGATGGTGTAATTTTCAAACCTGGCTTTGGTTCTGGCTCGATATTAAACAAATAAGAATCAGATTCTTTTAATTGCTCCAGTTGTTCTTTCAGTCCATGTACACCAGAATCATCAACAGAAATGAGGTCACCATTTAATAGCGCTTTAACAGCCTTTGGGTTTTTAGCTTGTGCTTCATGCAAAGCCAATTCAATAGCACCATCACGTTTCAAAGTAGCAATGTTAGCTTCATAATCAGTCTTAGATTGCTTGTTTTGTTCTTGCAATGCTTTGATTTGTGATTGAAGCTCTTCATTGTCACCAGCTTTGCCTGATAAGTCCTTTAGTTGCTTGTCTCGGTCAGTAATCT